AGGTGATAAAGGTTTAAACTGGAAAGCTGCATATGTTAACACAACAGCTTATCTAAAAGATGATGCTGTATTTTATAATGGATCGAGCTATATAGCTCTCCAAAATAGTACAGGCAATCTTCCAACTAATACCACTTTTTGGAGCATCCTTGCTCAGAAGGGAGATAACGGTTCCGGTTCCCCTGTTACGTCTGTGAACGCTAAGATTGGAGACGTTGTCCTTGTTCCTTCGGATATTGGTGCTGCTACGTCAGCTCAAGGTGCGTTGGCCAACACTGCTGTACAACCATCTGGTCTTAACAAAGCTGCTGTAGGATTATCTAACGTAGATAATACCTCAGACATTAATAAACCAATCTCTACAGCCGTTCAGTCCTCTTTAGACTTGAAAGCCCCTCTTAACTCCCCTAGCTTCACAGGTACTGTCACTGGTCTTACAAAAGCAACAGTTGGGCTAGATAATGTCGACAATACTGCCGATATTGATAAACCTCTAAGTACCCTACAGACTAACGCATTATCTCTAAAAGCACCACTAAACTCCCCAACGTTTAGTGGTACAGTCGGCGGCCTTAATAAGACGTTCGTAGGTCTTGGTTCAGTTGATAACACTTCTGACTCAAGTAAACCAGTAAGTACTGCACAACAATCTGCACTTAATCTGAAGGCCAATGTAGAATCTCCAGCATTCACTGGTAACGTTACTGGTATCGATAAGACAATGGTTGGCTTGTCTAATGTGGATAACACCACAGATGCAAACAAACCTATCAGTACAGCTCAAGCTGCGGCCTTGGCATTGAAAGCCCCACTAGACTCACCAGCTTTTACTGGAACGGTTACAGGACTAACTAAGTCAACTGTTGGTTTAGGAAATGTTGATAATACTAGTGATCTGAATAAGCCTATCTCAACGGCTGCTCAGACAGCATTGAATCTAAAAGCTAACTTAGCATCACCTACATTCACAGGAACAGTGAGCGGTATTTCTGCCGCCATGGTTGGCCTAGGTAATGTAAATAATACGAGTGATGCTAACAAACCAGTAAGCTCAGCTACCCAAACAGCTCTGAACCTTAAGGCTGATTTGACAACACTGGCCAACTATCGGTTGCTTACAAACAACACATTTACTGGCACATCTGCTGCAACTGCATTTCCAACATCTGTTGGACAACTAGCACCAACCACCAGTACAGCAATGACTTGGACACCTCTAACAGCCTCACAAGCTGTAGTTCCTGCCATGCTAACGACAGTTAATATTAATACAGCAACAGCTAACACTGTGACTAACAGTCATGGTATTGGTGAGCTTGTTATTACAACTGTACAAGGTGGTGGGTATTGTGACCTGTCTTTTGCCAAAGAATACCGCTTTGCAATGCAGAATGCTAGTACAGCTGGTCAGTTCATCGGAACTAAATATGTATTTGAACCAGATAGCACTAACAGTGGTACGCTAAATACTTTTATCACTGAACAGTTTGATAATATGACAACAAGTGTTACGTGGATTAGTAATTTCCAACGTAACTTTCTTGATCCTCGTATGGTTACATATCATGCTGGCGGACAAGTAGCATTTGCTCAAATTATTACTGGTAACTACACGTTCACAGATAAGGATTCTGGTAAGACGTTTGTCTATAATTCAGCATCTCTTGGGACGATGACATTTGGTGCTGGTATTACCAATGGTTTTAAAGTTACCATTAAGCATGGTTTAGGTGGTGCTGGTGTAACACTTGTTTCCTCATCAAGAATAATAGTAAACAACTCAACCCGTGTTGCTTCTTTGTTTGCACTTGATGAAGTCACTGTTGAGGCTTTAGATCCAGGTGGATTCTTAACTTTAAACTGGAAAGATCCTCTTCCAACTTATTCTGTTAATAATACAACCTCTATCACCAGAAACGTAACTACCAACAGTTCTGTATCAGATCTTACTGTAAACCTTGAAGCCAATTCTGTTTATGAAGTAAGTTTTAATTGTGCCTACACTACAACAGCTACTGCACAAAGTCTGAAACTTGGATATGCGAGTACAGCAACAGGGGCTACTTTCCTATTTGATGCTGGTGTTCAAATAACTAACGTTGCAGGTACAGCTTCTACAGTATTAGGCCCACTTAATACTACAGCAGCAACAATTGCAGGGACAGCTTCTGTTGCAAGTGTTGAGCAGAATGCTTTCATACGTGGTAAGGTAATCACATCTTCAACTGCTGGTAACTTCGCTATTCAAGTAGGGGCAATCTCTACGGCCACCACTCTGACAATAGCAATTGGTAGGGCACCGCTCTTAATCAAGAAGATTAAGTAAATATCCTTAATTATATTTTATAGTATAATTAGGTAAAAGGATTTAGTAGTGTTTTAGAATACCTTCCAAAAGAGGGTATTCTCTAAAGATTACTTATAGAGTCACTTAGACTCTTTTTCAAAGCAGACGAGGCTGCCTAACTAAAAGCCTGTGTTGTCTGTCTACAGGCTATAATCCCTCAGAACAAGACAATCCCTAATAAAAATAAAATAGGATTGTTAAAGTGGCTAATACTTTACCCGATTTACAATTAGCGGCTGGTATATGGACAGAAGTCTATTCCGCTACAGGTATTACATCAGGTCAACCCCTGATTATTCAAAACAAAATTACTGCACCATTTCTTATCCAAGTTAGATCAACCACTCCAGTCACAACCACAGATGGTTATTCAGTTGCTTCTAATGCAACAGTTTATCTAGATGGAGCCTTAGCTGGCGTTTGGATTCGTTGTACATCGGCTGGACGTGTCGTCATTATGATAAATGATGGTGACGAATAATGTCTATTGGACCACAAAGACCATTAAAATCATCCGGTGGTACAACTGATCCAAGGTTAGATAATCTTCTGTCTGAAATGCCTGTTAATGAACTATTCTATAAAAATAGTTCTGATCAAATGACGGGTAGTGGATTTGTTGTCCCTGATATGAAGTTACCATCTGTACTGATAGGTACAGATTCATCTTCCAATTTCAAACCTTTTACTTTCAGCCCTCTTGCACAACAAATTATTGCCTCTAATTCTGAACAAATGATTAGAGGGATGCTCGGTATTGAGATTCCTGAAAATGTCTCTCAGCTTACAAATGACGCAGGCTATATAACACTTTCTCAAGTCCCTTCTCAGACTCCTCAAGTTAACACAGATTGGAACTCAACTAGTGGTGTTTCTCAGCTTATAAACAAGCCTACACTGTTTTCTGGAGCATACTCTGACCTAACGGGTAAACCTGCTCTGTTCAGTGGAAACTACGCCGACTTAACTGGAAAGCCTTCGTTATTTGATGGTACTTATGCAAGCTTGACAGGCAAGCCGACAAGCTTTGTTCCATCAGCACATACACATATTATCTCAGATGTTACTGGCTTACAAACCGCTCTAGACAGTAAGGTGGGTATTGGTTCTAGTATTCCGTACAGTGTTTTGACAGGAACCCCTGTAATTCCTGCTGCACAGATTCAGAGTGATTGGAACCAGAGTAATACATCCGCTTTAGATTTTATTAAGAACAAACCAACCATTCCCTCTGTCAGTTATCCCGTTACTTCGGTTAATACTAAGACTGGTGCGGTAGTTCTTAGCAACACTGATGTTGGGGCAGCAGCTGCAGTCCATACACATTCAATTTCGGATGTGACCGGGCTTCAAGCTAGTCTAGATAGTAAAGCTACCACAAGTTCTCTTTCTGGGTATGTCACGACTTCAGCTCTGTCAACAACTTTGAGTGGTTATGCTACATCAGCTAACTTGACATCAGGTCTGGCAGGTAAATACAACACTCCTGCTGGTACTACCAGTCAATATGTTCGCGGTGATGGCACATTAGCAACATTCCCCACGATTCCTACTATACCAACTAACGTAAGTGCCTTCACTAATGATAGTGGATACATCACAAGTGCTGTCTTGGTGGGCTATCGTAAAGTTGAAACATTTCTTGGTACAAGTGATGCAAGTGGTAATGTTGCAATTACATTTGCAAATACTTACTCTACACCACCTGATGTACAGCCTCAAATAATTGGGGGTACTTTTAATCAGTCTGTTAGAGTTGTATCAGTATCTACAACAGGCTGCGTTGTACAGGCTGCTCAGCGTAATCTTGTAACGCTTCTAAGTATAGAAGTATTACTTGGCGCTACAGTTAATCTTGTTGGTGCTTCTATTACCGTTCAGGTTACACCTAGAAATTAATTTACAAAACCATCTTGAAACATAGATGGTTTCAATAAGTTAATTTTAAAATAGTTAAAATAAATCAGACAAACACTTGACAAACAGCATACCTATCGTGTAATATCTCTTTTATGAATTGAAGACAAACGGAGAGATATGTGAATAAGTATAATATCGAGCTTAAGGCAACTGATCGTGGTGGTATGCTGTTTCTAAATCAAGTTGTACGATTTGCTAATATGGGCGGAAAGTTGGATACTAATTATCCTAATAAAAATACTTTCCCAAATAAAGTGATGATGCTTGTAGAAACAGAAGAATTTCTTGAAGATGATATGGTTAACGGCATGCGTGTTTGGCCTATTGAGATTCAGTATGGTAAAGAATATCTTGAAACATTGACTATTCAAGAACTTCGACCAATTGTTAAAGAACGTGGTGTTACAGGTCGAGATTGTCAACAGATGATTCGAGAATATTTAGAAAGTTTTAAGAAAGTTCAGGAGACAGAATAAAACTTCTGACGCAATGGAGTTTAAATGTCAGATTATAATTTTGAGCCTGCAAGTTTAAAGCAAAGTTGGTTTCTCTCAAGTGATGCAAACATCATTGTATATGGTGGAGCTATGGGAGGAGGCAAGACCTATTGTGGATTGCTTAGGCACTTACGATGGATAGATGACCCCCATTACCGGGGCTATGTTGTTCGTAAACAGCAAACAAGTGTTATGGCCACTGGTGGTATTTTTGACGAAGCTTACGGTTTATATAAAGCTTTTGATGAAAATGTCAAACCAAATAAAAAAGCCATGACCTTCACATTCCCATCCGGCGCAGTAGTGGCTATGGGTCATTGTGAAACCAATGAAGATGCTGAAAAGTGGCGTGGTAGGCAAGTCTCAGCCTGTATGGTAGACGAGGCTACACAACTTCTAGAAGACCATGTTCTGGTTATTCTTTCTCGTCTTAGATCTAAAGCTAAGATGATACCTAACCTCTTCCTAACTTGCAACCCATCCCCAGATAGCTTCATTCGTCGTTGGATTGATTGGTGGTTAATCCCTAAAGGTGAAGAGAACGCTGGTCGAGCAGACCCTAAGAAAGATGGTAAGATTCGTTGGTTTATTCGACAAAATAACGAAATGATATGGGCTGACACAAAACAAGAACTTCTTGATACTTATGGAAGCCATGTTCTTCCATTATCCTTGCAGTTCATATCAGCAACGATCTATGACAACCCGCCGCTTATTAAATCCAACCCAGGGTATCTAGCAAACCTACAAGGTCTTAAACGCGTAAAACAAGAACGCGATCTTTACGGTAATTGGGATATTAGAGAAGAGGCTTCTGGCTACTTTAAACTAGATTGGCTAGGTGAGCCCATCAACCCATATGACATGGACATTGTTAAAAGGGTAAGGGCGTGGGATCTGGCCGGATCGCTTCCAAGTGAAGTGCTGCCAAATCCTGACTGGACTGCTGGTGTGCTAATGGCTAAGACCAGAAGCGGTTTGTACATCATAGAAGATGTTATAAGGTTTCGTGGTCGTTACGGGGAAGTGATCCAAAAAATTATTGAGACCGCAAAGTCTGATCCCGAGGAGACTCAAATCGTACTGCCACAAGAACCTGGCCAAGCTGGTAAATCAGCCGGGTTGATGATGGTAAAAGCTCTTATTGAAGAAGGTTTTAGTGCAAAACTTAAATCTTCTAATAAGTCTAAGATAACAAGATTTATGCCGGTGGCCTCAGCTGCCGAGGCTGGTCTAGTACGCTACGCATTTGGTTCTTGGAACGATACTTACTTTTCTGAAATGGAAGCTTTTAATGGTGATAGGGCTAACAAGGATGATCAGGTAGA